TTAAGAATCCGCGCTGCTTTACTGTCCTCAGTGAGGGCGATGATATTAGATGCGCCAATTTGGTTTAACGCACTATTACAAATGTCTACGACAGAACTCATGCCTCACCTCATTTAGAAAAGGGGGCGCGTCCGCCCCCGATTCATTTAGTCAACAACGTAGTACATTGTCAGCTCAATAGTGCCTGTGCCAGCAGCACCGCCCATTGTTACTGTTACAACGAACTCGTTATCAGCTAACTCACCATCAAGATCAACTTCTGATCCAGCACCAAGAGCCAAAGTATTCGCTACTTCGACACATTGTCCTGAAGTTGAAGCTGCTGCTGCTTTGTAACCAGCAGCTGCAGCAGAAACTGCTGTACCCGCTGAGTTAGTGTAAGCAGCATACCCAGCTGACAATGTTGTGCTTGCACCAAGTGCATCGTGACACAACTTGCCATGCAGGATGCGAGCGCCGTTAGGCAGCGAGAACATCTCGATTACATCGCCAGAAGAGAGGTTAGATGCTTCATACTGAGCATGAGCGACTCTCATTGATCCGCCAATCTGGTTAGCTTGTACGAACTCAGAAGGATCATCCTGAGTAAGGTCCGTCCGGACATTAGAGTATACAGTTGCCATGATTCAGGTCTCCTTATGCTGATTCGTCACAGTCGATCTGAACAACCTTCTCTTCCTCCATCCGAGTCGCCCCGAATGTTGCACAGTAGTAAACCTGTGTTGAGTAAGATTTGTCGGCACGTTCATCGATCTTGGCCATAACATCTTTGCCCACTGCGAGCTTGATGCCGTCTTCTGCCCATGCAAAGCATGAACGGATGTTGCCAGACTTAGCCAAACGTGTTGTGACATGGAAGGTGAACCCGAGGAACTGGTTGATCTCACCCTGTACAAGAGCTTTGATCGTATTGTAATCAGAGCTTGTAACAGTTGTATTGTTCAACAGAGCCTCAATCTGGTCAGGGCCTACTGCAATATGACGAGTGATTGATGGATCGACAGAAGCCAGGTCCAAAATCTTTTTCGTCTGAATGAGTTTAGCCAGAGTCAGATCAGCAGATCCATTTGCGATTTGGTGAGCAGCAAGCATTGTGGTGCTTGTTGCGCCAGACTTACCAGTCTTGGAAGTCCCAGTCGCAGCCGAAATGATTGCATCGTCCATCGCACGACCCATTGCAGCAGCAGCTGCTTGAGCGTAAGTCGATGTTGGATCAATCAACATGCGCACCTTATCAGCGTCATCGATGAGGTCGGCCCACTCGTAAGTGTCCATTGTGACCATCCGACGCGAATGTGGTGTTTCGAGTAATGGAGTGTCCCCATGACGCGAAGTACGCTTAACGGCAGCTACCGCGCCTACTTGGTCAAAGAACGCCTTTTCGCCAGTAACTGATTCCTCAGATACGGCACCACGCAGCAAAGAACCGCGCTGCTGTGAGAGCAGCTGGACGTTGCTGCTGAACTGCTGCACAAATGCAGTTGTTACTTGAGTAGACATTGTGTCTCTCCTTCAGTCAGCTAAAACAAAGTTTTCGCTACCCCGCACACGCAGGACGATGTTTTTTGCTGCTTATGGTTGCAGCTACCAGCAGGGGCTTTCGCTTATCCTGACTATTGCAGCAAGTTTACTCGCTGCGCAAGAAAGATCAACTATGGATCATTTCCTGGAACTTCAGAGCTTGCTGCACATAGTAGTCATGCTCTGGATGCCGAGCATCCCAGAATGGACTGCCTTGTGAGCGCAGCTCTGCAAGTTTCTCCCTGGCGGCGTCTGGCGTAATGCCACCGCTGGTGCGAACTCCTTCAAGAGTATCTTCACCAACACGCTCCTGGATAAAGTTTCCGACCTCACCCATGAGTCGAATGAAGTCAGGGTTATCGCCTAGTTTCGTCCCATCAGACAGAGTAACCTCCATCAACTCAGGATTACCAAACTGGGTAACAACTCCATGACCTTGCGCCAGGCGATCTTCAAAAGCCTGGCCATATTCTCTACGGAGGTCTGATTCAACCTGGGCAGTGTACTGCTCCAGGTCAACACCCATTGATTGCTCCTGGGAAGAAACAAATTCGTTATAAGACTGGTACAACTTAGCTGCTTGTGTTGCGTTTAAGCCAATGTCATGCGCCATTTGCTTGTACCAGGACGTCATCTCAGGATCGGCTTCAAAGTTTTCTGGCGCTGGAAGCTCATAACCTTCTGCGTCAGCTGGTCTGCCAAGCCTGGCGTATACCTCGTTCCAGTCATCAGGTGTTGCACTTTTGCCTGGAATCGCAATTTTGTCTGCACCGATCATTGATTGCGCATGCACATAACTCTTTGCGAGCGCACCAACATCGTTAATGTGATCTAGGGATTTATGTCCACGAATCTCTTCGGGGATACTTGAGCGCCAATCTCCTACAGACTGAGCTACCTCTTGCTCCATTTCTGGCGCAGAGACTTCAGCTACCTGTTCTTCACTCATCATCAATTACCTCATTTGGTAGGTTGAATGTTTCCATCATGCCTTGAATAAACAGCACAACACTGCGCTGCCCCTCGCGGAAAGCCGTTTCATACGGGTCCGCAGAGAATGTAGGCGAGTGAACGTGGAACCGCATTTCCAGATCATGGAGTACCGTATCCCCATCTGTCTCGCCAAACAGGAAGGCGTAAGCCTCCCGTAAGTCGTTGATTTCTTTTGACATATATTATTGCTGCATCAACTTCATCATTGGCGCAGCAGCTCCCATTGCTTCTGCTGTTTCCATTTGTTCCTGCCTCTGAGCTTCAGCTTGCATTTGTTCTGCGCGCTGCTCCCTAATCTCAGCAACCTGCTGCTCACCGCGAATAGTGGTAGCTGGTACAGAAAGTGTCTGCATCAGATACTTGGCTAAACCGTCAGCATCGATGTAATCAATAACAGATTGGTCAATTTGGGCAAGTGGTCCCATCAATTCAAACAAACGCATGGCTGCCTGGATATCTCCAGACTTCTGCGCTTTCGCAAGTGGTGAGACATACTCGATCTCAATGCCAGTGTTCTTCATAAAGTCAGGCGCAGCTGCAAATAATCGGTCCCTGGTCATCAGGTTATATGAACGATTGATTAGCGGCTGCAATAATTCTGCCTGGAGTCTACCCAGGACAGGACCTAACAACCGCATTTTCTCTTCAGTGCGCTGCATAACTTCTGTCGCAGTCATCTGAGGACCCTGCGAAAGTATTAGTTGATCGACGTAAAACGCAGATTGAATTGCTTTTCTGCGCTGCTCTTCCATATTCAAGCCGAGCGGCGTATTCGCGCCGATAGTTAATGGCTCAATCTTATCTCTGGTACCTGATCGATAGAAGTTGAGGCCGCCAGGAACAGTGCGGATTGGCAACATAAAGCCGTCATCCGGAACCATTAGTGGTGGATCAACCTGCTTTTGCGCAGAACGAATGGTCACTTCAGACATTTTGTTCAGCATTTTGATGTCTGGCAGCGCTGTCATCGCTGGAGAACGGCCATAACCAATCTCAAATGAAGCTTTCAAGAACCGTGGTGCAACGTATGGGAACTCATCGAAGCCTGATTCGCTCAAGATTGTGCGACTATCTGGGTCCAGGTACACAGAAGCAAATGGTTTGTTTTCTGAGTTGACCTTGATAACGTCACGCTCGTGGCGCGGATATACCGCATGCACCAGGGTAATCATCTCATACGGGTTCTGTTCCGCTTTTTTCTGGATTTTACTGTCTACCTGATCACCAAAACGGTCGATAACCGCCCTGGCTGGCATCTTAAATCGACGGAATACAGTGTCTACACGGCCATTTGAGTCCTCAGAAAGGAACACTTCAGAGCAATGCCTGGTCTGGAAGCGCAGCGTATACTCCGGGTCCTTCTCAATAAACATGACTCCGGTGCCGAAACAGATCAAATCATGGTACAGCTCGTGGACTTGTTCCTGGAAGTTGGACCGATTGAACGCCTGGTACATGACATCTTCGACAGATTCCAGCCATTCTTTGGCTTCATCGTTCATATCCAGCTCTTTATCGCGGAAACGCAGCGAGAACCAGCGAACACTAGAGTTAGTCAACATGCCATGCAGCGAAGCTGATAACAGTTCGGCAGCATGGATTGCCGTACCATCGAAGACCAGCTCAGTACGCTTGTCGCCCTGGGTACGCTTTTTCGTAATGTCCGCCTTACGGGGGACCACATAATCAGCAATTTCCTGCCAGTGTGATTCCCACACTTGGCGCTGATTCTCTAAAGACCCCAAGCGTTTCAGCAGCTGGGTAGCCAGGACGTCAGCCATGTTAGCCTCCTAAAAGACTCTTTTTCTCTACTGGTGCAGAACCCATCACGCCACGCGATCCGGTACGGATGCCGCGACGACCGCGACGACGCTGCGCTTGAGTTTGGGTTTCAGCGCCACCAGCTGCAGTCGCAGCTTTTGGCGTTGGCCCAAGACCTGTTGCCTCTTTGATTGTTTGCTGAACCTGAGATTCAGCAGCAGCAATTACTTCTTTTGGCGCTCCAGCAAATGTGTCTGGCCTTTGGGATTGAGCTAGGCCGCCACCAGACCTCACAGCTCTCAAAGGATCATTAGCAACCTTTAAAACATCTTTGACTATTGGCGTTTGTTCCGCCACTTTGACGATTGGAGCTGCCACTTTCTTAACAGCTTTTCGAATGGTTCTAGTTACTCCACCCATATCTACCTCCAGATAAATGGCAGTTCTAACAATACGCTGCCATCAGGCTGCGCCTTTCCTCCGATCCTTTCCAGGATCTCGCTACTCTCGTTTTCCGCCAGGACTGCATTGCAGCCTAGCGCATAACACGCAGGAAACAGCGTGTTAATCATTGTCCTGGAGAAAAACCTCTTCCGATACTCAGGAACGATACTGATGTGTACGATCCAGGTATGCGGGTCTTCCTCCCACTGATAAAACCATATATAGCCAGCAATATACTCCCCAGAGAAGCAAACGAACACCGCAGCGTATTTAAGTATGTCCGCGTGGTCCCGGAGAAATTCATAGTCCGTTTCCTCTAAATGCGAGTACAACTCTTCCCTGGCAGCATCCTGGTCACCGAGAATTGGTCGTATCACTTGATCTCGCCATCAACGATGAATACTCAAGAGGCGCTTCCTGGGTCACGCCCCTGGCACTTGTCTGAATTGTCTTGCGCCTGGACATCCGTTTTGGGTCACGCATCCTTTTCAGCATGTCAGATGATGCGGTCGCCTCAACTGGCTTAACCGGAGTCACTGGTGGAGCTGGTGGCAGCGCTGGTGCCTGGGGGACATTCCCGCCGCCAAACAGGCCGCCGACTAACTTGCCAACACCTCTTACAACATTTCCAACAACCTTACCCATAAGTCACTGCTCCTAGTGGGTTGTAGTTTGAGTCCGCTATCGCTTGTGGCGGACGCTCAAAACCTCTGTTTTCTTTCAAACCGACAGCCAGGTAACGCCAGGCATCGGCAGCATGCGAACTCCAGTCGTGTACCGGGGTCGCCCGGAAACTCCTGGTCTTCTGATTGTACGCCCGGTGATACTGGCGTAAACACTCCAGTCCATCCTTGCATAGCACACGATCAAACCAGCAGCGACTAATCAACAGCTGCGCTGCATGAATCCCATCTTCCACTGGCAACTTTGGCACAACCCGGAAGTTGATCCCAAGATCATACGCAATCTCTCTCCTAGACTTTCCGCTGCCAAGTTCCCGGACCTCAATATCATGCGGCGCATTATGGGTACCGTAGATGTACCCCTTCTGCTGCAGGACCTCTTTGTAATGCGGCAATCCTTCATTCCGGTTTTCGTAGAAATCAATTACATGGATGGACCGCCCAATCGTTTGGGTAAACCAGATCGCGGTACTATCCCCAACTCCCAGGTCCCACCAGGTATCTACCAGGGCAGCAGAATCATACGGCACATCAGTGATGCGCCCCTTTTCTGAAACCTCTTGCAGCTCCTTCCCGTAAATTGCACCTGGCACATTGGCAACCCAGGAACACTCAAACTCTTGCTCAAACTGATCTGGCGACATCATCGCCCTGGCTGCACCTAATTCCTCGTCGTCCAGGATTCCAGTCTCACTCGCCTTATATACCTTGGTGTACCAATCATCTTGTGCCTGGGCAGCCTCAAACAGCTCGTAGAAAGCGTTATGACCCTTTGGCGTACCGATGAACAACGCCCAACCCTTCCGGTCCGACAGAGCTGGTCTGATGACTTCTGGGAACAAACTTTCTGGCATATCCGCCATTTCGTCCAGGACTGCACCATCCAGGTAGATTCCCCGTAGGCTATCTGGGTTCTCTGCACCGAGTAACTGAATCCTGCTGCCATTTGGTAGATCACAACGTAATTCAGTCTCGTGGAACCTAACCATCGGGATTGCACCCGCAAACTGCTTCAAATAATCCCAGGCGACGTTCTTTGCCTGGCGATAAGTAGGTGCAATGTACGCATACCGTGGATTCGTTTTGTCACTGAGGATTGCATCGCGCAGCAAATGGTTAATCGCCATGACTGTCTTGCCAAAGCGACGATGGCACACCACAACGCCCCAGCGCTTCACAGAGAGCTGCTTGTGCAAGTCAGCTTGCATAGACCTTGGTGTGTAGGGGATGCGGATCTCAGTCACGATGCAAGACACTCCCTAACCCCTATATTACAGCATGACAGCGGCACACTGGTTTTTGGGGTGGGTAGGGGTCCGGATTCCAGAAAAACCGCCTGGTCAGCATTTAACATAATACCCGTTATGCGACAAACGACCTGGCTCCGCCTGGTTTCGCCAGGATTCACCAGGCTTCGTGCGCGCGAACACTGCCACACTGCGCTCATTCGGTCGATCAACAGCAGCAATGCCAGGTTAATCCATTCCTTTATATAAAGCGCAGCATCGGTCTGAATCCAGCGCCATGCCTGGTTACTTAGCCACACTGCTAAGCATTGCTCCTGGAGCTTCTCTGTGCGTCTCAGCGCTAAAAGCTGCCAGGCTGCGCTGTACCTTATATGTACCTGGCTTGTCACTCCTCGCCCCATTTCAGCGTAATTGTTCCCTGGACCTTCGAGTCCTGGTCAGCTGCCTTGTTCCGAATACCGAGTGGCTGCAGCTGCCTAACGTACTTATCTTTCTGTTCAACCTCCAGGCGTCGCCTTCCGACTTCAGCCTGGGCAAGCTTTGGATCGTCCGGTAGCGGAGCTTCGATGATCTCAATGATCTCGTCGCGCAGCATCTCTGCCTGGATCGCCCTGGCTTTCCGATACTCATCGTGAGCTTCATCATCTTCCTGGATATGTCGCAGCACTGTGCGCCAGGAAGGAAGCGTTTCGTCCTGGCCACAGATCTTCATCAAGCTGCGCCCTTCTGCCAGCTGTTCGCAAATCGTCTTGAACTGCTGCTTTGTAACTCTTGGTCTCCTGGGCATTGCATCTTCTCCCAAACGCCTTGCTGCGTACTGTACCAAACTTTTTTTGACATAAGGTATTGACCAATTTGGTCACATATGAGATAAGACAAATGTGTTTGTAATTTTGGAGGTTTGAGATGGTGTTCGGGTTTGAAAGTTTTCAGGTTCGGATCGACAGCGAGAGCGCTGCTCGTGACGCCATTGTTGCCTTGGGCTTCGGTGATGTGGATTGCGGTTGCGATGAGATGGAACGGTTGATCCGCATGATCGAAGGCTTGGATGACTTGGCCGCTCGGGAAGAGTTGATGACTGAGTGGGCCTACGAATTGAGCGCCTACGAAATTTACTGCGGCTGCTGCCGCTTTGCTGCTCGGTATGGAGGGTAACGTGAAAGAGTTTGAGAAGTTGATCGAGTTAGCCAGGCATTACAACCGCCACGGCAAATGGCGCGCTGCTCGCAAGATCTGCGAAGCGCTCCACCGCAATGCTCCCGAAGAAATGCGTGATCGGGTTGCGATGTTTGCTCGGGAAATGCCATTCAAGATTCGAATGGATGACAAAACTTTGGATATGTTCTGAGGAGGACACTGATGACTGTTGCTGAAGTAACCGAAAAGCTGGCGATTATCGAGGCTGCTGCTGCAGCCAGGCGCGCCGAGTTCAAGATCAAGTTCATGCTGCTGATGCTGAACACTGGCCGAGAGAAAGAAGCAGCTGCTGCTTGCACTGATGCGCTCAAAGCCCTGGAAGAAATCATCAAACTGGAGGGTAACCATGCCAAAGCGTAAAGCACCTGTTCCCAAGTTCGTCATCACTGAGGCGAGCCTGGCTCCCACCGAGCGCACCATTGGTGCTGCAACAACCAGGCGTATGGCTGAGAAGATCGCAGCGAAGTATGACTTCGACTGCAACATCTACGAGCGAGGCGTCGACAAATTCAACCTGATTCCGATGGAGGAAGTATGACTGACCTAGAACGTAACATCCTGGGGATGCTGATCTGTGACAACGACGGCATCTATGACCCGCTGATTGATCGAGTGCGTACTGTGGTGATCGAAGCTGCAGCTGATCGCCATCCCCTGGAAAACTTCCCACGCATGGCTGCAAGCTACCGAGTCAGCCATGCCCTGGAGAAAGCAATGCTTGCCTGGTGCGAGGAAGCCAAGGATCGCTATGGCTACGAGAAGCTGCCCTGGTTAGCTGTCGTTCACGAGATCCTTTACAAGGCTTGCTACCACAAGCTGGTCAACTGGAATGAGCTAGCGGATGCGCTGCTTAAGCACTTCAAAGACGACATCGAATACTACGAGCGCAATGTCAAAGAGGAGAACTGGGCATGACAACATCATACGAAATTCGAGTTGCTGGTTGCTCTCTGGGCTATGTCGATAGCCTGGAGGAAGCAAACGAGTGCAAGGAAAAGCTGGAGTGTATCGTGATCGGCACTGTCGAGATCGTAGAAGCTGATCCTGGCATGTTTTTCCCGGAGGAGGAGTCGAAGGATGCCTGATCTGATTGACTTCGCCAAAGAGCTGCGCGCCAAGCGCGTAGCTGCCGCACTACCTGCCCTGGATCGGTCCATCAAAAAGCTGGACCTGGTAGCAGCTGATTTATTTCCCTGGAACGAAGAGAACAATGGCAGCGCTGAGTTCCTGGACGAGCATCTCTCACACCTGGTGCGCACTGTCGATGATTGTCGAGTCGCAGCCAGGATCGCTCGCAATGCATTAAAACCAAAATAGCTATTGACCAACCTGGTCAAATATGAGATAAGAAAACCTGGTTATAGGAGAAAACATGATGAAAAAAGCGATGAGTCCGGCAGCGATGGTTGCCAAAGAGTTGAAAGCCCGGTTCAAAAAAGAGCTTGGCTTGAAGGTGACCTGGAGTCGCAGCGAATACTACGCTGGTGGCTGCAGCGTCAAGATTGACATTGAGAATCCGCGCCCTGCTGAGTACGCAGCAGCAAAGGCAATGGCTGCCAACTACGAGTGCGGCAACTTCAACGGCATGGAAGACATCTACGAGATCAAGCCAGGCTACGATTTCAACAAGCCGCACTGTGACTATGTGTTCGTGACTCCACGGTACAGCGATGACGTCATGGCTGCTGCCAAAGAATACGCTGCCAAGTATGGCGTGTTGGATGCGAGCTTCCGCGAGCCATGCGCCTGGAAAGCGTTGACTTTGGATCGGTTCTGGGAGTTCTACGACTACGGATACAAGAGCGTGTTAGAAGCAAAGATGGCTGGCGATGATGCTGCTGCGGACAAGATGTTCGACAAAGCCAAAGCTGGCGAAGTGATTCGATTGGTTTAACTGGAGGGAAAAGTAATGGATATCAAAAAACGAGCAAAGATTATCGCTGCCCTGGTCGAGGCCGGGTACGAAAAAGCAGTGATGACGGACTGGGGCCGAGAGGGCGACCTGGCGTTGAACTGCGAGGTCTGGTGTGGAGACGAGGTTGGAACTGCTGGTGACTATTACGGCTGGGAAGACCCTTGGATGAAAGACATCTTGGACGACTTCGGAGTCAAACTCGACATCGTAAAAATCCTGGATAAGTTCAAAGCCTACACTGAGTGGCACAACCCCGCTGTGTTCATGGTGGTTGCATGATGTTAGGTAAACGAGACATTGCCTTGGCCATTGCAGCCAAGGCCCACGAGGGCGCGGTCGATAAAGCTGGCGCGCCTTACATCTTCCATCCAATGCGAGTCGCTGAAGCTGCGAGTAAAAACGCAGCGCCAGGCACCTGGGACAATCGATACATCGTCGGTGTGCTGCACGATGTCCTGGAAGACAGCGACATCACAGAGACTGAGATCGCTGAAGCCCTGGGTATCGGCCTGGACAGCGACATCATGAACGCGCTGCGAGCGATCACCAAAGAACCAGGCGAGCCGTACCATGAGTTTATCGAGCGCTGCGGACGCAATGAGTTGGCACGAGTCGTCAAGATGCACGACCTCGAAGACAACATGGACCTGGACCGGATACCGAACCCAGGCAAGGCAGACTACAAGCGCGCAGAAAAATACGGAGTCGCGCTGCTTTACTTACGAAACATAGTTGGAACAGGAGTACCATTCTGATGAGTCAAGTCAAAGATATCGCCAGGTACCTGGCAGAACACAAGATCATCACAGCCCTGGAAGCACTCGAAGAGTTTGGCTGCTTCCGACTGGCTGCTCGAATCTATGATATCCGATCAAAGGGTATCGACATCATGGCAGCTGACCTCAAGCTGCCGAACGGTAAACATGTGACTCGCTACATGTGGGTCAACACTGAGCGCAATGCTGCGCTACTGGAGAAACTGTAATGTATTCATCAATCGTCCTGAGCCTTGAGTCCAGGACTGAGCTTCTTTGCAGATACTTCGACATCATCAAACATGACCTCAAGACGTTCGCACCCTGGAACTGTCTTGCTCATCACATGACCATCCGGTTTGGCAGCCCTGAGCTGCCAGACTGGGCATATCCAGATGAAGGCAGCGAACAAGCTCTCCTGGCTACACACTGGGGTATCAGCGACATGGCTATTGCAGTCAAGGTCAGCGGCTACCGATCAGAGAATGAGATCGCGCACATCACTGTCGCGGTCAACACCAAAGCTGGCGGCAAGCCCTGGATGTCGAACGAGATTAACCACTGGATTCCAATGCCAGAACCAATCGAACTGGTAGGAACAGTCACTGGCTGGGAAAAAGTTATCCACAGACATGCTTAGCTAAGCCTATGCTAAGTATATAGAAATGCTAAGAGTGCTAAGCATAGTGCTTAGCATTGCTCCCGCCTTCCTTGAAGCGGAGCGTAATCCTAATTCCAATGTGGGTCAAGCGTTTCTCGCACGATTGAACACCACAAATCAAAACTGATCTGCGCAGCCGAATTGAAATCGAACGAGTCATACGCATCTTTGCCCGGTCCATCCCAATCGACAAAGACCATGATCGGCTGCCGATCCTCTTTTACAATCAAGCAAGGCCGAGCGCCAGCTCGAATTGCCTGGTCCACTGTCTGCTCCCAGAACCTGGTCAAGTCTCCATGTTTGACCTGGGCATACCGTTTACATTCAACAGCCCATCCAGGCACTCCCAGGAGGTCATGGCCGCCTTCCCTGGTCTGGTCCAGGTTGCGCTTGCAATCAAAACCCAGGCAATCCTTAATCAGATTGACCACTTCACGTTCAAAGGCTGCGCCCTTGTTCCTGCTATTAGCCATACTCTCGCTCCAGGTAAAAGTCGTTTGGCTGCACCTCTCCCTGGGAGATCTCAAAGATGCGCAGCATGTAGGTTGGACCGGGGATTCTGAAGTCCGGGTGGTCCATCGGTTGGCACCATCTGCGAACCACACTTGCATGCGATGCGCCGACCAGGGTGGCGAGACCCCGGTATGAATGGCCCTTATTCTTCCGCCAGGTATCAAGTTTCATGCGGTCCACAGTACACCAGGCGCAACTTTGGTCAAGGTTTGCAGCTGCTCGAAATAGAGTGTTGCTTTTCTGGTCACATGTAATAGAATCGGAAATCCCATAACTGAAAATGAGGAATATTTATGAATGAAAGATCAATGGAAACAGCAAATGTACGCAATGGAGGCGGCGATAGAGCAGCACCAGGGGACTACGGAAACCCTGGCTTCTTTGAAAAGTGCCTTCTTGTTTTACGGAGGTCAGTCCGCAGTGTTTTCGTATTACCTAAACAAGGCGCTGGACAATCGGAGGGATATTCGATTGATCTACGAAAGGACTCCGGGGTGGTACACGGAAGTGTGGGTACAGGTAGACGCAATGCGCAGAGAGACCTGAACATTTACTTCGATTACCTGGATGGCTTAGCGCCAAAGTACCTGGCTAAAAAGCATGGCATCACCAGGGGTCGCATCTACCAGATCTTGAAAGAGATCGATAAAGGCGGGGATCGTATTATATGAGCGCTCCAGAATGGGCAGCCAGGCACCACTACTGGCACCACTCCAACCCGCGCAGCAAGCCATTGGCCAAGACGCTTTTTGACAAGGCGCATGTACGGCCTTTGGTACGCAAGGCATGGGATACATACCGGAGTGACTGGGCGACCGACCATGACCGCGAGGATGCGTTACAGACCATCTTGCGTCTAGATCAGTCGATGAATAAATCAAGCAGCGCAAAAATGTTTGCAGGAATCGTAGTCCAGGATGCGTGTGACAAGATACTGCTGCAGAATAAGGACCCAGGTTTTGTCTTTGACCTGGCGCTGCAGAAGTACATGGAGTACGAACCCAGGGATTGGGACAACGGCGTTGATGCGGAAGACTGGAGTAACTGCCAGGGCAAGCTGGTCGATGTCATACGCTGCAGCGTTGAAGGTTTGCGTGAAGCGATGAGTCAGGCCGACAGTGTGTTTGGTGAGACCGATCTCAAAGGATGCTTGCCTGGCAACCAGGTTGAACACTTCAACAAGCCTGACTATGTAGGCTGCGGAGATCTCAAGACCAAGTGGCCGAAGCGCAACACCAGGACAAAGAAAGGATTCTCTGAGGCGTCGCTGCCGAAAGATCTATCAGGCATGTTCGATATGAACAACGTGTACCAGGTTGCTGGCGGCTGGTGGATCAACGGTAAGAAACCTGTCTGGCTGCTTTACTCGAACGGGAACGACTACACAATCCTGAGCGAGAAAAACTGCGAGCAGCTGCAGCCTGAGTACCTGGAGCAAATCGTTGCTGAGACCTCACGCATGCATAAGCTGACTGAGAAGATGCTCAAGGCTTCGGAAACTAAAGAGGAGCTGCTTGAATGGGTAGTGCCTAACTTTGACGACCTGGCCTGGAAGGAGCCGCCTGGCTACCTTGAAGAAGCACGAAGGATTTTCAGGTGATAGTCAACTTTGGTGAGAAAAATAAAACTTGGCAAGATCAGCACACTCCAGAGCAATGGGAAAAGATTTATGCCAGGAGAAAAGAAATAGTGCGGCGGAAAGACGCTGGCGAAACAGCTACATCGATTGCCAAAAGTTTAGGTATATCGAGGGAGCGCGTTCACCAAATCTATTGGAAACAAAAGAGGGGAATTTATGATGCAAACATCAGAAAACTTGACTGAGCTTGGAGCTGCATTGAGCGCGTTCCAGGGCGAAGTCAACAACGTGGCTAAGGATAAAGATGGCCACAACTACAAGTACGCAGATCTTGCTGCAATCTTGCATGAGGTGAGACCGCTGCTTAAAAAGCATGGCTTGTCTGTCATCCAGATGCCTGGTCATTCAAGCACTGGCGTAACTGTATCGACCATGCTGCTGCACTCATCAGGACAATGGGTGATGTCAGAGACGCAGCTGCCGATGGAGACTGCAGCCAGGATGTCAGCAGCGCAGCAAGCTGGTAGCGTGATTACCTACGCTCGACGCTATGCTCTCGCTGCAGCCTTGGGTATTGCCCAGGAAGATGACGATGCTGCGAAGCCTGAGAGCGGCTGGGAAACTGCGAACAAAGTCGTAAAGGCTGCGCAAACAGCAAAGCCAAAACATGACTGGCCTGGTTTCTGTAAGGCAGGAAAAGATAAGATCAAAGTGTTCAGCACTGAAGGTCAGCTGCGCGCCTGGGCAGAAGAGAACGACGATCAGCTGCAGACCCTGGCGGTCCAGGACAATGCGCTGTACCAGGATCTACTGTCAGCGTGGAAGGAGCGCAAGACTTTCCTGGAGAACCATCCGCAACCAGCGGTTACAACAGGCAGCGAGCCTGATCCAAACCCAGCAGATGTACTTGCAGATCTCAAAAAGAAAGCAGGTATATCAGACGAAGAGATTCCATTCTAAGGAGAACCACAATGGCAAAACCACAACTCGGTAACGCAACAGTTACATTCAAAGAAACGATCCTCCCAGCCAAAGAGTACAGGCTGAGCGGATTCCTCCAGTTCAACAACGGTTGGGACGACCAGGCTAACCGCCCGGTGCCAATGACTGCCGACCAGGAAGCAGTCGTTGCTAACATCCACAAGCAGATGCTTGCTGCTGGCATCGAGCTGCAGGTTACGATCCAGGAAAAAGCTGGGGATGACTATCGGAACTGGAAGATTGTCGGACGGCCAAAGCTGCATGTGAATCAACCAGAGCAGCAAGCTGCACCTGCTGCGAGATCAGGAGATTTCTCGTGAGCGCTGGGTCAATGGCTGACACGATCAGGCAATGGTGTAAATCTTTGAAGAGTGAAAACGAATTGAACAAGAGATACACCAGGTCGAAAAGTAAATTTAGTCGTAGCCCTAGATTTAGGGTTGGGGGTAAAATGAAATCCGAGTAGCTCATCGCTATTCATCCTTCACCCCGAAGGACCTGGGCAGCTGTGTTCCCTCGCGGCTGCCCTTTTTTATGCCTTCGATTTGTTTCGATTAGAGATTGCTGCTGCCTTCTTCTTGGCGTCAGCTTTGCTGCTTGCTCCCCAGGCACGAAGCGATAGCAGCAGCCTGGTTGGTTCGCCTTTGCTATCGCGTTCCGGTCCAGGCATGCCGCCCATCCTAGCCAGGAAGCTAGCGCGTCGAGGATTGTCGCCAGACTTTACTGGGGCCTTCAAAGTTCCGCCCTTATAAGACGCCCGGCCCTTGGCATTGAGTCCGCCCTTGGGATTCTTGCCTTCCTTGCGCTGCCAAGCTGGAGACTTAGCCATCTTTCTTGGCCTTAAATCCACCAGCTTTGCGCTTCATCAACGAATAAGTCTTGTCACTGATCGTTGACTTGCTCTTTGGCCTGGATGTCCCAGCCTTTTTCCTGGCGTTGATGTTGTCGTACAGTCCACGCATTACTTCTTCCCCTGCTTCTCCACTTTCTGCAAGGTCCCATAGACATACGCTTTTTTGCGCTCGCCTTTGAGACCCATCTTCGATGCTCGACGCATTAAACTTTCATGCAGCTGCTTCGGCATATCAGATCTCCAGGCTATCCTCAACCATTGCTGTAGCCAGGCGTGTAGCTCGCTGCCCTACCTGGTCTGCCCACCTAGAATCTAACATTTGCGCTGCGCACTCTTCCCAATTCTGTTCTTCAGCAGCTGCGATCATGTTCTTGAAATTTAGGAATCGACTGATGCCCAGGTTAAAAACCATATCAACAAAGATGCGCTGCCTAACTTCGCTCATGTCTCTCCACCACGGGAGGTTGTTGTCCAGTTCCTTCGTCACTCGCAGGATGTCGTTGTCCAGGAGGTACCTGGCTTCGTCTTCGGTGATGCCTAACTCTTCTACGTTGCGCCCGACCCCGAGCGTTATGAATCCTGCACTGCATTGGTAACTCTTTAGCTCCAGTCCTTCGTGTAGTATCAGCTGATCTTTCAGTTTATCTACGTCCATATCCATATACCTCACTTACTTCGTTAACCCCTTTGCTTTCTCAAAAGATCGCATACCACCAAGCCCCAGCATACCGAGAAGTACAGTCATCAGCGAGTCCATATCGAACGCAGGTAACTCAGGTATTTCTGCACCAAACCAAGCAACTCCAAATACAATGAATGGAGCAAGCACAAAGTGATATGCCAGCGCGATTCCGCAGACCCATCCGATGAATGGTCTCCATCCTGCGACGAAGATTGATCGATGCTGGGCTTCTGCCTTGTTGACTTCAACTTGAGCCATAGCTGCTTCATGTGCAGCCTTCTCAGCCATCGTTGCAATCTCGTGAGCCATTGCATTTTTGGCATCCTTATCTTCGACGAACTTATCAAGCAGTCCGGTTACTGGTCCTATCAATGCTTGTATCATTGGTCTTCTCCCTTGTCTTCCGACCACATTTGTCGCACTTGACGACAGGCCGAAATAATAACTTTGATCCGCATCCTGTGTGGTACATCCCCTCTTTAAAGACGTACTCGCAGACTTTCATCAGTCATCCTTTGGCGGAATATTCATAATTCCCCAAATAGCCAAGACCGCTAAAATCAGTGCGGCTACGAATTCCATTAGCTAGCCTTCTTCGATGCGATTGCTGTACTGCCAAAGAAAGCGGATACAAGGACAGCGATTGAGGCGAAATAAGTGGGAGCTATGTCAGCGATCAATCCCGCCGCTGTAGCAAGTCCAAATAGATCACATAGAAAAATACCAAAGGGATACAGCAGTAGGCCAAATAGCGCGAACCACGCCATCTTCCTGATCGAATCACGCTGCGCATCCTCATCTTCCATCTTACGGCGGCGATCCTCCAGTTCAATAACAGCAAGCTCATCCGGATCGAGAACGCCATTCCCGTTCTTGTCATACTTTTCTAGCTCCGTCATACATAGTCCTCCAATAGTACAGCGCCCATGTATATGGACAATTCGTTTTCACCGCTGCTGCTCTTCGCTTCAATCAAGAAGTCTGTCTTTTCACGCACAATGAATGGCACTCGCAGATTAAAGTATACGTCCTGTTGGAAAGTAGATTGCCAGAACCTGTTCTCTACGCCAGTGCTGCTGATGATTGATCCTCGCGCAGTCATATACTTGTTTGGGTTGACCGTCCCAGAGTTGAATGTGACTTGGTGTATATATAGGGATCGCCCGGCAGGGACCGTGTAGAAAGTTGTTTGGTGAGTCCCTAGGTCAGGACCGATATAAGCGTATACGGTCCCAGAGTTGCTGATGGATATTGCGCCAACGTTGACTCCTGCTAATGTCCTGGCTGCGTTGATTCGGTAAAACTGATTTGTTGTCGTCACCGGAGTTGTGCCGCTGAGCTGCACAATATCGTAGATTTCCTCGTAATCCTCATCCAGGCCAGAGATCAGGATTGTTTGAGTATCGTCGGCAGACGTAGAGACGCAGCTCATGGTCAGCGCCTGGCTAGGGTAAACGTACTGACCACCGCCGTTGTTCCAGATTGTTTCGTATGTTGTGCTGACAGCAGGATTGAATCCAAAGAAGTGCAGCAGTTGCGCAGATGAATCGCGCTGCTGTCCAATCTCAAGCATGGCGTCAGGGCTGTTGATCTCTCGCCTAAAGTAAGCCATCAGTTACCTGCCCCGTAAAGATATAAGCCAAAGTAAAAGGGCCACGGCCCCGCCCACCACACCGAGAACAGCAATGCCGACAGCAGTATAAAGAAATCCATTCTGTATGGCCTTTTTCTTAGCCAGTTTGCGAGCCTGTTCACGCTCAATCTCTTTCTTCTTTAGAGCCTTGCGATTTTCCATGAACTTCTGATAGTCATCCCAAAGTCCTGCGCGACCCTGGTAGATAAACATCTGTTTGATCTCAGCTTCTTTGTTGCGGATATCTTCTAGCGCAAAGAAGGCATCCATATCACCATCCTTTGCTTTCTTCTCAATCTGCTCTTTTGAATCCGCTAGCTTGGTTAGCTCACCACCCATCTGACCAACAGACTGGATGTTGCCACACATCTCTTTGATCGCGCCTATGGCTTCATTGGCTGCCTTGATTGCGCTAATTGCCAGGCCGATCTCCGCTAACATCTAGGTCACCTTCATCAGAATCGCAACAAGCATGGCTATGATGCTCCCTGCTGCAGCAATCATCACGCCTTCGATGCGCTTAATGCGGAGGATGGTTTCCTTCCAGCGCTCACCGCACACAGCTTCGTGCGCCTCCAGGCGTACCTCAATACTATCGATGCGCTTATGCGCTGAAGACACTGTGCGCTTGTCCATTGTTAAACCTCATCAGGCCAGTCATTGATTGGTGCGTTTCCGGTAGGATTACCGTCGGCATCTACTGGCGCATTATACAACGCCATGAACGCTGCGTGGTCAGCCGCGCCTGTGATCGCAGTTTCGATGGTATTCGATGCTGTACGCACTGCCGCACGATAGGTTGTGATATCAGCAGGGACAGTGTATCCAGATACCTCCGCCGCCTTGATAACCATCCAATCAGTCGGAGCAAGCAAGCCGCTAGCAGTCACTTTTGTCTGTGCGATAGCATTGCTCTTGAGTCCTTTAGTGACAACCTGAACACCGTCTTCATCCAGTACAGGATTGCCGTCCTCGTCTACTGCGTTGACATCATCCAGTGCCTTTGGAACTCCTGCACTCCAGTAGAAGCGATTGTCGAACGGTACAGGCTGTAAGTCCTGATTCCACACCAGACCTTTAGCGGCCTTCTCCTCGTCTGTCCAACGATTCCACTGTGCAGGGTGCTGTACACCTTCAGCGTCAGTCCACGCCCTGCCTTGTTTGATGACTCTTCCTAAGTAAGTCCACATTGTTTCTATCTCCTATCAGCGAGCGTTGCTGTACTTAAATGGGTTTTCGGCAAAGGCCATGTAGATGTATGTTCCTGACCCATCCCATACAGCATCTGCGTTTCGCAGTTTAAATCCGTTTGACAGAAAATCCACATCGTGCAGAGTACCTGTGTACTCAGTTAAACTGTCATTCGGATACAAAGTGTTTCGTGTTGGATTGATGGTGCTTCTGGTGCTGTCTTTCACGCCCCATTTGGCTGTACCTGAGTCGATGTTTTTACAAATAATCATTGCGGGTCTAAAGCCTGTGTAGACAAAAGCATCTGACCCGCCTTCGTAACTGCCAAACTTGCTGAAGCCTTCAACGCTGTGGAAGCAGTACATGATGTAAGTGTTGGAGGTAGCGTTCATAAACGCATCTGTACCGTTCAGAGTTACAACAGAACCGTCTTGATCTGCCCAGTTGTAGTTAATACTAGCCGCATCGTTAGTGCCATTAAGATAAAGCCTGTTTACGTCAGGTGTAGTTACTGCCCAGTTATCTCCGCCAGTTCTACGCTTTACAATAACAACTTCAGGTGCGCTGTCTAAATGATGCGGGATTGAATGACCTGCCGTTCCATTCCCTGCATATCCAATGATTCCAAATCCAGAAATTGGGCTAACTGATCCAGTATAACTTTGGCTAGTACCTGACCCAGTAGTCGACCCTGATACAGATGTTCCTGCTTTCCAGTTCCAAGCAACGTATGTGCCACCTGATTGGTTAATGCCTTCTAGCGTGTGGCTTGGATCACTACCTTTCTGAACAGTAAATCCATCTGTTGTGAACGCATCAATGTCGCCAAAGTTTGTCCAAAATGACCCTGCTTCTGTCCTGCCTTCTTCTTGTGTTCCATTACTGGATAAAGCATTGAACGAACCGACACCACGAACAGCATCCAATAGCATATGGTCACTACCATTGCTCGATCCGTTTCTACGCTTAATCCAAGAGAAGTCGGGTGTGAAGTTAATGTCACCTGTTACACCAGAGCCTCCTGTTTGAATAGTGCGTGTTGCGTTGTCGTCACCAGACCACAACAGTGTCCCAAAGTAATCCTCTGGACTACTTCCCTGTGCAGGGTCTATCGCAGGATCGGGTAGGTTGGCTGTACTGAGTGATTTAAAAGCCATATCAAGAATCCAGTGAAGTTGTGTGAACGAAAGGCTGTTGACCAAAGTTGGCTGTCAATGTTCCTGACGATGCACCCGATAATGCGTGTAACCAAAATACTTTGTCGTCAGAAATGCCAGTTACAACAGGACTTCCGCTATTTGCGAGCGTTCCGTTGACTGCATAATACAGTGACCCTGATTTGACATACATCGTAACTACGTCTCCTGCTGTAAATGAAGAAAACGTACCTTGTGATGACCCGTCATCATAAACAGTGCCGTCTACACCGTAAACAACAGCCCTTGCTTGAGTCGTAGCATACACAGTTCCTTCATCGGTCTTAAACGTCTCATCAGCAAGACCAATAACCATATTTCCTAGCGTGTTGATAGTGAACTCAGCTTTGTACCCATCAGTATCTTGTGGATCAAATCCGATAGAGCTAACAATACCGTTGCGATTCGTGTTAACAGTGGACTTCAAATTACCTTCCGACAAAGTAAAATTACCTGCAACGACCCCATTCCAAGTCGCAAAGTTATCAGTCGGACTGTCTGCAACGGTATCGTTATGGTCTAGGTTGACTGGTTGCCAATCGTTGTCATTACCAGACTGATCTAACCAGAAGGCCGCTTCTCTTGTGTCTGCAAAGGCGGCATAGATGTAGATATCACCAGAAGTATTGAATACTGTATTTGAATCTTTAAGCTGAAATCCATTGTCTAAAAAGTCAACAGCAAACCCACCACCATCTGCGTCAGTCCATTCATCAAAACTACCATTGGCAAATAGCGTATTTTCATTTCCGTTTGCGACTGTTCTTGTATTGTCTTGCAACCACCAGTCAGAACTTTTAGCCGTTCCTCCACTGTCGCTTATCTTTTTGTGGATAATAAAGGCGGGTTTAAATCCATTTGCCCCACCTGCTGTTCCATCATCCGTTGTATAAATGATCGGGCCAGTAGAAGAACCGTTTCCAGAATAAGTGCCAAATGCGGACAGTCCAGATTTTTGTGTCCAACAGTACATGATGTAGTTGTAAGTACCTGAGTTCGTTGATCCTGCATAACCTAAGTTCATAACAGTAGATGTTGGATCGACAGTACCAAAGTTAGAGTTGTCAGTTGTTACAACCCCATCATTAGTATTCAATCTAAGATAATGTTGGATGCTTGCTAAACTTGAGTGCCAAACAGCCCAATTTGTAGCGGTAGGAAAATTTCTTGCGGTAACCAAAACGAAATCCGGCACAGCCCCTAAACCGTGAGCTATCGTTGAATTGTTAGTGTTATTAGCAGTATAAGAAACCACAGAAAATCCGTAGGCAGTGCTAGCAGAAAGTCTTGTGGCAGGGATAGTACCCGCTAGTGCAGACGTAGAGTCAACGCCATCAATCTTGACACTACCTGCTGTTGGAACATCCCCTGCACCTTCTGAGTTATCAACGGTAGGTGCGCCACCTGCTTTCCAACCCCAACCAACGTATTTTTTACCGGACTCGTTTATGGATACGTTTAAATGCCCGTCAACAATAAAACCATCGGTAGTTGGTTTTGAATTTGGGAATAAGTCACCTGCCCAGTTTTCTGCAAATGTTTGACTTGATGTAAGATACTTGCCAACCCCACGAACTGAATCAAATAAAATATGATTGTATGCGCCATCACGAGCTTTTATCCACACTAAGTCAGGCTCAAAGCCCATCCCTGTAACAGAACTTGAGCTAAGGCCATTACCCCGATACAGCACAGTATTGAATGCTTCAACCGCTGTATCGTCTTGGAACGTCAGGTGAAAGCCATTCGTACCCATTTCAAAGTCTGTGGCTGTAATGTTCTTTGGAACCCACACACCGTTCTTGGTTTCACCGAAAGCGTCAGCGTTATGGGCTGTGCCGTCAATGAAGAATACTTCGGCTAGGTAGCCGTCTTGATAATCTGCATTCGCAGGATCACGGCCAATACGATGAGTATATTGATTGCCAATGTACCAACTACCTGAAGGTGAATTAGATGTAGTGAAGTCTGTAATTTCTTCACCATTAACATAAATTGCCGCAGATGATCCGCTGACATTAACAACAAAGTGATACCACGCAGACGGATCACGAAACTTGGCAGTTGGCACTCTGACTGTTGTTGTGTGTTGTACAAACTCTAACTGCCCACTACCGTCAAAACGTATCATATGACGGTTACTACCGTCAGCCGCACCAAATACGACTTCAGTACCGCTGTTATTTGCACCAACGCTTTTTTGCCACCAACTAAATGTCCATATAGTAGAGCTAGTCCCTGCATCAATAGGAGTCCATTCTAGGTACGCAGAGTCATCATCGTTAAACCGTAGCGATCCTTCAATGGTCTTAGGATAGAAGCCCCGTGTAGAGCCTTGCTTTGCATTACCTTGCAATATTGCCACGTTATGCTCCTGCGCTTGTGACTGCCGGAGTCGCACTGACCATTACGTTCGTACCATCAGAGTAGTACGACAGGAAGTAAACACCTGCTGTTGAGATGGTAGTGAGGTCTGCACTGGCAATGTATGTGGTAGCGGCGGCTGAGATAGTGTGGCCGCCAGAGTTGTCTAGCCAGATATTGCCAGACTGTCCGGCTGTAATGTTCGTGAACGTCAGCGTACCTGTGCCTGTTGGTGTGCATTTGAAGTAGTTAGATGCGTTCATGTCGAATGACAGATCGTTGTCTGTGGTCAGCGTACCAGTTGCTCTTCCAGTGACAGCGACTCCTGCTGATGCTGTGGCGAATTTGGCGGAGTTGTCGTAGTAAAGGGATACTGCACCATTTTCATTCAAAACAGCATAGGTTTCAGATGCATTAGTATTTGTGAAGCTGACAGCCGCACTTGCTTGAATATATAAGTCACCAGTACCTAAATCTCTAATCTGGCTGTTAGTGCCATCGTGATAAATCTGTAAATCCGACCCCGTACCAAAGATAGCCTTGTCGTTGTCGCCAAAGTTCAGATCACCAGTCATGCTATCGCCAGTAACCGCAACAAAGTCTGTGCTTGCTGATGTGGCCGCAGTGCCTAAGCCAAGGTTTGTTCTAGCTGTTGCAGCGTCGGCGACATCAGACAAGTTGTTTGCTGCAGCCAGGAATGATCCGCCAGATACATAAGCAGCAACCCAAGCAGAGCCTGTGTAAAGTTTCATTACAGTATCTGTTGTGTTGAAGTACAAATCCCCAGCATCAACAGTTAAACCGTTGCCAGTGACGTATGTTTCGGCTGCGCTATCACTTGCGTGAGCGCCATAGTAACGATCATCAAAATCATCAAACGCTGCCAATGCAGCATCTCTTGCAGACTCAGCAGCAGTCTTGGCTGTCTCTGCATCATCTTTATGACCCTCTGCTGTTGTTGCGTGACCGGATGCAGTTGTCGCATGACCCTCTGCTGTTGTGGCATGACCTGAAGCCGTTGTTGCTGATGCCTCTGCATCGTCTGCGTGACCTTCCGCTGTCGTCGCGCTAGCTGCAGCTGCAGCTGCTGATGAAGACGCTGATGCAGCATCAACGATCAAGTCCCACTTAGCGCTGTCTGTGTTTGATGTCAGTGGCTGAGAACCGCTAGACGTATGCGCTGTGTTGGCTAGGAAAATGTTGTTGGTGCTGGTGTCTTTAACCAGGTCACGCGCATTGTATGAAGTTGATGCTGACCAATCTCCCTGGTATGTACCAAGCTCTTGGGTAACAGATAAGTCACCATCGCCATCAAAAGCGAAGATTTTGTTTGCTCGATCTGCAGCAGAAATCGCAAACTCAGTCGATGAGATGGTGTTTGTAACCGATGCCTTAATAGACCGATCAATCTCTTCTTGCATTTGCTGCGTGATAAACGTCAGGCGGTCCAACGCTTCTTCGTGCGATTCAGCAGGGAATGGATCGTTCTCAACGTAGTCTGTACCCTGGGTAAGCGCTAGCTTACGCTGAATAACCACAGTCTCGCCTGATGCTGGAGCAGTGCCGAATGTGACGTTACCGCCACCATCGACCCCAGCATTAGATACTGTGTAGTCAGTTGTCAGAGTCTTAAGCGTTTCTGTGCCAGTGGAGCTTCGGATATAAACGTCCAGGTCACCGTCTGCAAAGATCTTGAAAGTGTACTGAAAAACGGTTGTGGTTCCGTTCCCTGAGTAACTAACCTTGTTGGTTGTACTTGATACCGTCATCGTGCAAGATCTCCTGCTGCTGCTCCTATGTCAGGCGCTCTTGATGGGGCAGTTTGTCCAGGTCTCCACCAATAACGCTGACCGTATTCTTTTTTCCTCAATCTCTCAAGTCTTCTCATATTCGATCTTGCATCTGGGTCTGCCCAAATCCGCATCTGATCGAAGACCATTCTTTCTAACGCTGTCCTCAAATACCAAATACTTGAGCCAGGCGTATACCTTGCTGCAAATGTTAACATTTCCTTCGCCAATTTTGGATCTTCTCCAGTCAACGCCTGGACAACATTCCCAGAGGAAAGATTCCTTAGATCACTTACAAGGCCACCAATGACTGGTCCAGCAACAGTTTCTCCAAGCCCTCTGTTGTGCCGATTGACATCAGAAAACAGGAAATCGCCATAAATACCAAAACCACCTCCAGCAAGCATTGCAGCCATCCAGAAGTCTGGGTCGTCCATTGGACGAGGATCTCTTCCTTTTGCAATTTCTTTAAGCTGCAAACCAAGAGCGCCCATCAGCGTTGTGCTGATAATTAAATCAGCCATGTACAGCCCTTTGGCTTTTGGCCCAGAGCGCATAGCTGCCCTGGTAAAATGATCGCCAACAACTGTCACGCCAAAGTTTTTGAATTGCGCAAATGAGCGCAAAATTTCACCTGGCAGCGTTCCTGGTCTACTTTCTCCATACAGCGTATATGCGCCTCTTGCTGAAGATGTAGGGATAGCCGTGTCTGTTTCTGCATTGATTGCTTGCTGCCATTTTGTAGAAAGCCTGGTTGCTTCTTCAAAAGACAAATCAGTTCTTTTATCTATCGCTGCAGATGTTAAGAATTCTGCTCCGTCTTCAACGTATGGCGCAGTCTGCCGTATGGCATCCCAGTCAGCTTCATTGATTCCATGCTTTAACAAAGTCTCTCTGTTTTCTGGTGTCAACTGGTCAAATGTTTTTCCTGCAGCGTCCGCATAGTAACTTGTCCAGGACATACCAAAAGCCCATCGACCAGCTGTTGTATGCGGGGAAAGCAACGAAGCGTTCATTGTGAAGTCAGAAATTCGCCTGGTAATTTCTGTGCCTGATACGTCTCCAATGAAACGCATCTGAGCTGTAGCGACTTGCGCCCATCCGTCAGCAATCAATCCCTGGGAAATAGCTATCTTTGCTCGCTCTTCGTAACCAAGTGGATTCATGTACTTTAGGTAATCCTTGATTATCGAAGTCTGTGGCAAGCCAGCCATCCTCCTGGCAATCCGCTGAAAGTTTAAGTCTGTAATCGCAATTAGTGATGTTGCCCCCAGAAATGCACCAGAAATCAACTGACGCATACCTGCAAAAGTTTGCGCAACTTTAGGGTTTATGGGGCTATTCACTGCTCCAGTTATGTGTTGATACAAACCTCTTGCTTTGTTTATGTCGGATGTATATTTAGCTTTTGCCTTTGGGTCGGCTCCTGTTTCTCTGTAAGCCACGTTCTCCAGGTAGGCAAGCATTGAGTGTGGGTTGGGGCCAAGAACCTCCATAACGCCAATATCCCTGGACATGGTTTCAATGTGCTGAACCATCGTTTCAAAAATATTGTCGTTGCCAAATTTTTTTTGGTACTGCAGCCAGGAATCAGCATCTTTAAAAACCAGAAACCTGTGATCTGCGCGAGTGTTCCTTAAAGCCTTTTTCCCTTGCCCACGATTGAAACCTAGCGCTGTTCTGCTTGCGTTTTCTGTAACGATTGCTTCGTGCATATCTTTTAAAGCAATCTCAATCGTCTCCCTGGTAAATGGCAGTCCCGTTGTGGAATCGATCATTTTATCCAGGTCAATGTAATCAAGTAACTCATCGCGCCAAATTTGATATCCATCATCCAGGTTCTGAGCAACTGTTCTTATCTTGTCTGCGTTATGTGATGTAGGGAAGTTCCAGTCAGCCCGCTTAGGAATATGTCCTCCAGCAGCGTTAAACCTACGTCTAAGGTATTCGCTGCCATCAGCCCAGGATGCAGATAGCTCTCGTGCAACAGCGTCACCAGTGTCTTCACCAAAACTTTCTCTTACTGCATTTTCAAGATTTGCTTTATTTCTTGTTTGCCCTAAAAGATTTCTGTGGCCTTTAGCCAGGATGTTGCTAATCCGCGCATAAGCTAGATTTCTAACAGCATCAATCTGGCCTTTTACGCTGCCAAATGTTCCAAGATTTAATTTGTCCATCAAAGCAACAATGCCTTCGCTGGCACTATTTTGATTTTTTATGGTTTTGTAGCCTAAAATATTTCGCCTGTTTTCCGTGGCCTTTCTAGCCTGGATCAATGCCACACGTTTCTTTTCCTTTGCTTCAAAAGAAAACGCATCAAATGCCTGTTGACCAGCAATTCGCTCTGCTTCAGCTTTTGGCATCCTTGCAGCATTTTCTTCAACAGCGCCTTCAAATAGATCAGAAATCTTATCTAATCGCTCCGGGTCGATCTTGCCTTCAGCCCTGGCATTTGCAATACATTGTCTAAAGCTCATTACACGCAATCCTTAAATCGTTCGATTAAAGCATCATCCATCTCAAAATCTTTTTGCATTTCGTCAAATGTTTGCATCCTGGGCTGCATTTGGGCATCCTCATCAACAAATATCCCAGCGGTAGGGAAACCGTCTGGATCATTGGTTTCGTTGACCAAATCTGTTACACTGAACTCGGAGGTATTAGAAGTGAGATTTTTCATGGTAGACGGCATATCACTGGCAGCATGGGATGTTGACAGTGACGTTGTGTCTGTGTGGGACGGACGCGCTGGTGCCTGGAGATCAGGTAAAGGTGCCTCCCGTATATTGATGGACGACAGGTCGCCCGAAATATCAGCAGCCGAAGCTGCATCTCTTGCGCTCAAACTTGGCACCAACCTCCGGTCAATCTCAAGCGTTGCTAACATGGAATCAAACGTAGAAGGCAGTTCATCAGCGACTTCTTGATACAGAGTTCTCATTTCGGTTGACAATCTCTTCTCAACGTCAATGTCTGCTTCGTTAATTAGTTCGCCATCATCGTCACGCTTTAATGCGCGCCAAAGTTCATAAAGTTTATGCCCGCCAGTATAAGGTTTTGTTTCCCCTTTTTTATTGACGTATGTTGCTTCATATCCAAACCTGGTTAGGTCAGCAGTATTTTTAGCGTCAAGCATGCCTGGAGGCCAAAACTGAATTTCAGCAAGCATCCCGTCAGGCATGATAACCAGGGCTTTTGCATCAAAATAACCAACTGGAGTTTTCCCCCAGCCTTCATCAATGATGTGCCACTTGTAGTCTTCGTTTAGTTTTTTAAGTACGGCCCTGGCATCTTCTGGGCGGTAAACGGTCATGCCAGTCCTGGCTATGTCTGTAACGTTATACAAAGATGGTAATAAGTTGTCTGGATCAGCTTTGTATTTCTCAACCAGTTTCTCTATTGTAGCATCTGCTTCTTTAACTGGAGGGACTAAAAACTTTCCAGCATCGTCTTTCTTTGGTTTAAATTCCAGGCCAAGGTCATTTGCAATTTTCTCAACCGCCTCATTCAGCGCCTGGTGATTTGCAGCGCCCCTAGTCATCATGCTGTCAAAAGATTCAAACTCTTGGTTATGCAAGACTTCATTCATAAATGAACCAAAGCTCACTTTGTCAGACTCTTGCTTGTCTACATATCTTGGTTTTTCTTTTGCGCCAGGACGCAGAATATTGGCCATTGCTTTTTCTGATGTGGCAGAAGCAAACTCCTCATCAGTTGTTACGCGAATAGGCATGCTCTCCCATCCGCTATCTACAGCAACCGAATAGGTACTATTTCCGTCACGCAGCTCATACGTTCCATCACCAAGATCTTTGGCTTCAACAGGCATGCGCTTTTCCATGAGGCCTTCTTCGGCCTGAGACATAAACACTTTTGCATTAAATATTCCTTCGCCCCTAGCTCTTATTGGTTTGATATCACGCAAAGAAACCATTAAGTAATCGCCAGTCGTATCAAAATACAAAGACGGATCTGGCTTCAGCCTTATGGCAGCCATTTGTCTGAATACTTTCCTGGCAACAGCTTCTCCAGCTGCGGTTAAACCACCTGACTGAGCTTTTGGATTTTGGCTGCGATATAAGTAAGAAAGCGTTGAGCCAATCCCGCGCCCCTGGAAATCTGTTGCGACTAGACCCTGGACCCCACCTTCGTACCTGCGCCAATACCCAAGGATGAGATCTTCTGTCTCGTGCATAGCAAAGATGTCTGGACCGCTGCGATCTTTCATATAAATAACGCCGTCAACCCGAGCTATTTCTACAGTGCTTATTGGAAAGTCAAAGGCTTCGTCCATTGTCAAATCAGTTAACTCAAGCGAATCCAAGCGCATTGCTTCAACTTCTGGTACGCGCAGCCCACCTGGGTTGATTAACTCAATATAAGCATCTTCATCAAATTTGCCGATTGACTTAGCAACATTCTGCCGAACTTCTTCAAAAGCATCCGCTGCCTGTTTTGTTGCCCCTTCTCCAACTACGTCGTCAAAGAGCGAGAAATCTTCGTCCTGGACAACCTGCGGGCGTTCTGAGACTTCCGCTTGATTGCGTGAATGTACGAAATCATCTCCGCTTGCGTAGCGATCAAATTCGCCCTCATCAACTGCTCTTCTGACGGACCCGAGGAATTGTTCGACAGCTCCGTCATACTTTCCTGATTCTCTTGCAATCTTAGCTGCGTCTGTAAGCGCGGACGAGATTGGCCCCCTTGCGTTTGCGAGCGCTGTGAGGATTTCGAGCGTTTTCTCTTCATCAGTGATACGTCTCCTGTTGTTCTCTTTAATTACAACATTGCCTTCTTCTTCGAGGCGACTAGCGTTTCTAACAATGTTATTGAAAGCAGCCTTGTCTTTTCTTATTTGTTTCTGCGCTCTATCCAGGATAACTGCGCGCTCCTCAAAATAAGAATCAATAAAGGTTTCTGCGCCAAACAATCCTTCCTGGGTTACTTTTTCGTAACCAGCAACCTTAACGTCTTTGACAATCTGAGTAGCCTGGAATTCATTGTTCGGCTCAATCCTGGCTAAAACTTTAAAAGCAGCTTCCTGCATTGCAGCGTCATCAGGAATTAGTTGACCGATAACTGCGCCATAGTTCATTGGAACCAGGCCGTTTATCATATAAGGCCATAGCTCTTCATTGATTGCCATGATTGCCCTACCCTGCCTAGCAATCGCTGACTCCTTGCCGAAAGATAACTTTTCGATATCTTCCGGGCGCATCTTAAATACCCTTGCTGCATCCAATGCAGAACCAGTTCCCTGGCGAATATTTTTAATGGCTGCTGAATAACGCAAGTCTTCCGCAGAAAAACCATCTGTTTCCCGGAAAATAATGACAGGCAGCCTTGGCTCTTGTGCCGGATCTGTATCCATAATTCGCTTAGCAAGGCCCAATCTCTGATGTCCATCGGCAACAAAATTGGCCCCGTCAGATCTTTGCCAAACCATAATTGGGTCAGCTGCATTTTGATCCCACTGCGTTACGTCAGCAAACTTGGGTAAGACACCGTACCTATCGCCTCCAGATTTAAACTGGAAAGTTTCTGCATCAACCTGGATGGACCGCAAATCATCTCCGCCCCAGATTGGGAGGCTGCTTTCTTCTATTGCTTCGTTAATTGGAGATATTGGTTTTTCGGGAATATTTGGTGCTTTATTGTGAACTACGGCTTCTGTTGCTGCTGCAGATCTTTCCGCATGTTCTAAATTAGCTCTTGCACCCTGCCATGCCTCATCAATTTCATTCTGTTTTGTTAACCAGTCATCAATGTTTTTTGTGGATTGATCCCATAATTTTTTAATGCCATTGACATCTAAGTCTTTGGTAATTTGAGCAAGCTGCGCGTTCCTTTCTTCAATAGTAATTTCGCCGCGTTCATAAGCGTCAAGCACTGGTTGCCATAATTCGGCTTGCTGTTTTTTTACTTCTTCCCAAGATATCTTGTAACCTGCTTCAATATCGAGCAGCCTATCCATTTCTTTTTGCCATCGTGCTAAAGGCAGAGGCAGAGGCAAATCTTCTAAAGGATTTGTGGTTTGCAGATCTTCAAGTTTTTCAAGAGCAACTTCAGCAGCTTTAGCATCTGCAGATGGTGAGTCGGCAAGGCCGCTATCTTTGTAAGCCTTAATTCCTTTCTTTACTTGATCCGCAGTTAACTTCATGGTCCCAGAAAAAATAGCGCTAAATGCGCCGCCAGCTGCCGTTCTTGTAACAAAGTCTTCCCAGCCATACTCATACCCTAGCTCTTCGTACCAGGAAGCAACTCTTGGCTGCAACAATGCTGTTACTCCTGCGCCAACAACAAATTCGCGCAGCAACAACGAACCAAGAGTTTTAGCGCCAGCTGAGTAAAGACCAGATGGTAATGTTAGATATGTGAATGGATCATAAGCAGCAGAAGCAACACCAGCGCCCATACCGACCAGCCAGTTAGTCGCACCGTATGACCTCCCCTCGACTTCCATGTATTGCTGTCTTTTGCTTCTAGCAAGGTTTTTTGCCTCCTCTTCTATATTCCTGGATGCGAAATCTGCAACTTCCGGGAACCGATCCTGGTTATCCAAAATATGCTTTCTAATTTTATTGGCGCGTTCTCCGTAGTCAGATGTTCCGCTATAAGCAAAAGATGATTCTGGATCAATCATCTCTCCACGCTGTTCAGCTTCATATATTTCTCGTTCAGTTTTCTCCGCAATGATGGAGTCGCCTGGATTGTCGAAAGTAATTCCGTCACGCTCTTGGATTAAATCAATATATGGCTGCCATGCGTCTTGGTGCGAATACAAGTCAGACACAAACAGCTCATTGTAAATGCTGTCTTGCAGAGCAAATTCCCAAACTTCAGAAGCGCTTGCGCTAGGTTTGTTGCTCCAGACACTAGGCTGGAATGGAGCTTGCGATTTTTTTTGGAAAAGAAACGAACTCATTTCCCGTACAGCTCCTGCCAGGCTCTAATATTGATTATCAGAGGATCTCCAAAGTCATCTGTAATCCCTTCGTGATAACCAAAGGAATCACCACGAATTAGATAGTATTGGTCTTTACCGTAAGCAACTAATGAATACAGGGCGCTTTCTTCTCTGATGTCTTCAGATAAACCAGGATTAACAACTTGCCCGTCTGTGACTTCAAAAAATTGCTCATCAGTGACATTCTTTAATAGTTTCTTAACATCATCAGCATCGGTGTTATCTGGCAGGAGTACCATATTGTTCCTTGCCATTTCATGGAATCCACCTTTACCTGTAGATTTGTTTTGACCAAATGCTTCTTGAATTGCTTGCGCATAGATTTCTTCATTAAATTCACCTAAACCTTGTGCTCTGTAGGCATAGATGCCTTTTGCTAATTCGTACCCTGCGGTCATTGACGAAGGGTTGTTTATTAACGACTTTCCTACTGTCTGGTTAAATACTTCTTGCATTGTTGTTTGGTCGTATTTAACTGGTGCGCCGTTCTTAATAAGGTCTAAACCTTGTAGCGCATCACTAACTACAGAGTGTTTACCGTCAACCAGTAATCCGCCAAGGTGCGCGTATTCATCTACATTTTTGGCATCAACAAGTTCGCCCAAGACGATTGGAGCGTCATTACCAAATCCTTGCGCAATACTGGTTAGCAGCGCATGGCGTGACCCTGCGTCGCCGTTTTTCAATAAATCAGATAACGCTGATCTTTCTGCGTCAGTAGTAAACTGGGGCGTCGTTAAACCAAACTTGTCTGCTACAAAGTACGCATCGCGACTCCGACGCGCTGCGTTCTGCATCCACTCCTGGCTAACCTGTGGGCGACCATTAACAAGAACTGCTCTGCCTCTATCATCACGCTGATACATATCCGCAATCAAAGGACTCGAAACAATAAGATCTCGATTCTGTGCAGCTTCCAGGGCATCACCACTTGCTATCTTGGAACTCAGTCCAGAAAGCATCTGACGCCCATTCTTGATGACGACAGCCGCTTCCATTGTTACGCCACCTGATTCCTTAGCTTTGCTCTCCATCTCGTCAACTGCTGCAGCTAGTTCTAAAGGACCCATTTTCCGCATGCCAGTAATGATGTCGTAAGTTGCCTTTAATACGTTTTGAGCCTGGACTAAAGATGCAGGAGCTTGAGTTCCTAAAGCAGCAATCTGTCTATCTGGGGCTAGAATTGTTGCTACCCCAGGATCAAACCCATCTAACAAAAGCCTTGTTGCGTCTGCTTGCTGCTTCTCAATGGTTTTCACTACAGCGTTGATTTGGGCTTTCATCGAGCTTATTACGCCTTTACCGTGAGAAATCGTAGCTCTAAAGTCAGACGAAACCATTCCAACCTGGTCTGGCGTACCCATCATTACATCAAGCAATTTTTTCTTTTTATCCTCAAACGACACTTCTGGATTGTTAAAGTATTGCTCAAGCTCAAGTCTTTGCTCGTCAGATAACAGCGCTTTAGCTGCTTTATCCAACTGTTTCTGTGTTCTTATTTCACCTTCTATTGCGTTTTTTAGCTGCTTTACTTCTGTAGGCAAAAGATACGACAATTCAGAAGCAATATTATCTGGGACCTTCCCTTGCTCGAAATCTGCAAGAAATTTCTCAACAACCTCTACTGGCTGCGTACTACTTAATGCGTCAATGTGATTTACGATTCTGTTTTTAGCTACCATTGTCCTGGTAGTCATTGCTCTTGCTGCAGCTTTATCTGGTGATATAAAGCCGTTCTGTATGCCGTTGTCGTAAAAACTTTTGATGCCATTAGCAGGGTCACCAAATAGTTCTACAGATGCGTTCATGTCACCGCTTGCTGCTGCAAGTTTTAGGCTTTCTTCTCTTTCAAGCCAGGTAGCTGTGCCGATACTGGCGCGCATAGATCGAGTAAATCTTTGTACATTAGCGGTTTGTTTTTGCGAAGTGGCATCGTACTGTAGAAAAAACTGTTGCCTGGTGGCGTCGTTCTGAATTGCTTTAGACTGTTTCTCCCGGTGAAAAGTTACACTGTCCTGCCAATACTGATCCGCCTCGTCTGGGTTTCCCCTTTTTGCCATTTCTTCTGCCATAGCAGCAGATTCACTTAGCATGCGGTTCGACTCATTAAGAGCTTTTAATCGCTCGGTTTCATTGCGCTGCTGAAGCTCAGCCTTGCCATACTGAAACGCTGCGTCTTCTGCCTGGGCATAAAATGCTTTCGCTGCTTCAGCGCCACGCGCAAACTGCTGAGGGCTTGCTTGTACTGACATACGCTGCCCACCAACTTCAGTGGTCCGCTGAACTTGCTGGGTATAGGTAGGTACTTTCATTTATGCCATCCCGTACAAAGTTGCTGCTTTTGTTGCGCCACTTAGCAATGTTCCAGCTGCGCGATACTCTGATTCTCTAACTGCTTGTTTACCGTAAAGCCTGTTTAAATCAGCCTGTATTCTCTCTTGAACAGCGCCTTCCAGCACCTGAGCTTGGGCAATAGCTGTATTGTATTGCAAGTTAGCTATGTCCTGGTCAGCTGCTGATGCAGCTTCAATCTGCAACTGCAATCCTGTACCTGTGTCGGCGTCCCATCCGTTCATCGCCAGGGTACGCTCCTGCATAGCCCGGAACTCTGCGTAACGTCCTTTGATATCCTGGACGTTTAAATCGCTTTCCCTCTTTATGACTTCAGCGCGCTGCTCAGCGATAACTGCGTTTCGCTCATTTACATTTGCGTTAAATTCCAGAGCAACCTGCTGCGACTTACCAGAGTCAATAGCAGCCCCAGCTCCTAAAAGTGAGCTGCCGACTGCTAATATTGCTGCTGCTTCAAAAGACATCTAATCACCTATCAAACGTCTGAAGGCGAGGATAAATCGCCAACAATGTCATTGGCAGAGGCTGGCTCTGCTCCACAACGATGAAGCCATCAGTATCGTAGTCTCCATCGAACTCAATATCTTTGTCGCCAGTGAACATCGGTACCGCCGTATCCATCGCAGCAGCTGAGCTGCGGAATGGAATAATGTCCAAGGTAGCCTCTTCCGGTCCAACTTTAGCGCCCACCGATCTGTATAAGCGTAGTGTAACGTCTCGGATTCGCTTGGTCTTGCCCTGACTGGTGCCTTCTGTGCCACCTGCATCGATTCGCATTGTCTGCAGCCTGGAGGTATATGGAAGCCCTATGTGTACATCAGACGCGCTACGGTCCAGTGTCACTGCGCCAGATGCCACTGTTTTATCTGCATGAGCGGAACCATCAGCAATAATCGAAACAGTCTGCCCTTCCAGGTGATCGAGTCCTGACAGACTGCTTGTTGCGCTGCCTTTGTATGTCAAACCACTATCGAGGAAATGTGCATCCAGGATGTCATCTCCAAAATCAAAGTTGCTGAAATATTCAACATAGCGAACAGTGCCGCCATCAACCTGACGATTAACCACCAGGTAAACCGCATCTTCATCCAGGTCACCAGGAATTGTAGCAATCGACTCAACAAAGCCATACGCATAATCAACGCTGTTGACTGTCGAGCTGCCACCAATTTTATGCTCGTGCCAGGCAATGACCTGCTCTTCACGGCGATAAGTCATGCCAACCAGCTTGCCGTTCTCCAGGACACACCACACCACGTTGTCTGGCTCTTGCTGGAACGCCATCTCTTTGATGCCTGATTCAGTGATATGCTCAGAAAGCAGCGTTAAATCTGGCGCGTAGTAAGAGTCAGAGTCAAAGTCATACACCAGTTCCCGGACCTTTCGCTTCGCTCGCTGCACAAACAGCGTGACGTTCCCAACAGGAACAGGCTGAATGTTAGCTGCGCCATAACTCGACTGGCGTTTGATCTGCGCATTTGTAGGACTAATCGGTTCAGTTGTTCCTGACGCAGAAACAGCAAACTCACCTCCAGATGTCCCAACAATCAGAACTCGGCCAGAGGAAAGATACTGGATGACGTTTACCTGGTTTGATCCGATAGTGTAAGTCAACGCATCTGCTGCGCCTGTTCCCTGGGTAAAGTTTTCAAAGTCACCGCCCTGGGAGAAAAAGATTGTTTGAGGTTCTTCCTGAGTGTTTGCAAACACCAAACGCTGCTCGTAAAACGCAACCGTCGCTGGGTAACCAGTAGTCTCAGAGAACGCTCCAAGCTGATAACCTTCGTCAGCTTCGAGGTCGCCAACCATCGTGACAGTATCCCCGGCAGCTTCATCTGCCAGGTCAACAGATGGTGCAAACAAGATTGTATCGTCAGTGACAGAAACAATAAGTGCGGATGTCTTGTTATTGCTGGTGCTTCCAGTAATCGTCATTCTCATGCCGACTTTGAAGCCCTCGTCAATGAAACCGCCAGCACTATCCTGGATTCGGTCGTTATGCTCTAAACCTGTTGCACTAGGATCGCCTTCAAAGAACTGGATCGTAGTCGTTGTGTAAGAAGGCATTAACTCGGTGCGACCATCTTCGTTTTCCAAAACAGTCGCGCCAACAGATGTCGCGCTGGTGTAGCTAGAGATTGCAGCATACCCATCATGCAGCTTAACGATCCTGCCAACATCTGTACTCGCAAAAGTATTTACACTTGCCGTGATTGTTACCGTTCCTGTCCTGGCGCTTGCAGTCAGTGTCGAGCCATCGAGGAGCGGATCTTGGAGCGGCCCGCGACGAAAATCAACTTCTGTGATCGTCCAAGCAGTATGGCTTGTTCTCGTAATCTTTTGTACAGGATGATCTGGATGGACCAGATACATAACGTCAGCCGATTGCGTGAACTTGAGATTTGCCAGCTCTGTGTGCGCATAGGGCGTCGTTACCTCTACTGGGCTGCCGCCCGATACAACAGTGCCTCCATCCTTATGAATCCGGAAATACAAGTCTCCAAACTCCAGGACGTAAGCCTGTTCAACATTAAACTCAAATGGGATCAATCGGCAGTTGTTAGCACTGTTCTTAACTTCTCGAACAAACAATGTGCCTGGACGACGGCTTGCACCGCCATGAGGATGGACCACAAAGTTAGATAACTCCTTGCAGCCATTGAAGTATTTACCTAGATCAGTCCGACCGTCCAAGCGCGGAGACAACTCACCCGCTGTAAAGTTGGCAAAAACTGGACTCGCTTTAGCCATTAGAACCTCGATCTAATAAATGTATCTGCCTCCAGGCTTCCCGAATCTGTCACGCTACCGATGCTACCCGGAGTACCTTCAGTTGCATCGACGAACCTAGCCTCTGATAGTTTCTGTTCGTACAAGGCTCGCATCTCCTGGGCCAAAGAAGTGCTGCCAACCAATGGATAGGCTACGTCAGCTGACAAAGCTGCAGCTAAAGCCTCGATCAACAATGTATCGTACTGCGCTGGATCAGTTACTTTCCCGACATAAATCAAGTCAACAGTGTCTTCATCGCAAAGAATCTTGCGCCCTTCAACACGGTGAACAATGTCCAGGTAACGTAAATTCAAAACCCGTAAACAATACGGGTCGGTAGGCAGCGTAAACGCATTGTCGAACTCAAATGCTGGGGATATTGCATCTGGAGCCAGGGTTACCCTGGTAACCAGGCAATTCCAGGGATGTGCGCGAAACACAGAGTCCCTTACATATTCGTAGCGCTGATTAAGAATCCGCGCTGCTTTACTGTCCTCAGTGAGGGCGATGATATTAGATGCGCCAATTTGGTTTAACGCACTATTACAAATATCTACGACAGAACTCATGCCTCACCTCGCGTAGAAAAGGGGGCGGACGCGCCCCCGATTCATTTAGTCAACAACGTAGAACATTGTAACTTCGATTGTGCCAGTGCCAGCAGCACCGCCCATAGTCGCTGTTACAACGAACTCATTGTCAGCCAGCTCACCGTCGAGATCGACTTCTGAGCCTGATCCCAGTGCCAATGTTGCAGCAATATCAACACATTGTGCTGACGTTGATGCAGCAGCTGCCTTGTAACCAGCCGCAGCAGCAGAAACTGCTGTACCAGCTGAGTTAGTGTAAGCAGCGTAGCCCACTGACAGTGTGGTGCTAGCGCCAAGCGCATCGTGGCAAAGTTTGCCACTTACGATGCGAGCGCCGTTAGGTAACGAGAACATCTCGATTACATCGCCAGAAGAGAGTGAAGATGCTTCGTACTGAGCGTGAGCTACACGAAGAACGCCACCGATCTGGTTAGCTTGTACGAACTCAGAAGGATCATCCTGAGTAAGGTCCGTCCGGACGTTAGAGTATACAGTTGCCATGATTCAGGTCTCCTTATGCTGATTCGTCACAGTCGATCTGAACAACCTTCTCTTCCTCCATCCGAGTCGCCCCGAATGTTGCACAGTAGTAAACCTGTG